TTATGCAAAAGAACCTATTCCAATCGTTGCATCGTCTGCTGGGGCAGTGGCGGAATAGTAAATTACCCAGATGTTGTATTTATACACTATCCTAACAGGAATATCAAGTTTTCGAGTAGAATTTATCTATGAAAAAAAAGAACGTTACCAAAGTAAAACCTGAAAGTTTTGCCAAACTTCAAAAGGCAATAACGTTGTTTCAGTCACAAAACTTTAGAGAATGCGCCGTTTTATGTGACCAGCTTATTCATGAGGAGCCTAAAAACTGCGATGCCTACCATTTAATGGGTGTTATGCTGGCTCAAAAAAAACACCATGTACCCGCCCTAGAATACTTTACCAAGACTTTAGAGCTGCTCCCAACCCATGTGGTTGCCTTAAATAATCGAGGAAATCTGTATCAGGAGCTAAAACAGCCTGAAATGGCAATTGAAGATTTTAATAAAGCGATTGCTATCAAGCCCGATTATGCAGAAGCCTATTACAACAAAGGGATTGTTTTGGGGTCTATCCATAAGATAGAAGAGGAAATTGAATGCTACGATACCGCCCTAAAGCACAAGCCAAACTTCCCAGAGGCATACAATAACAAAGGGATAGCCCTGCAAAAATTGCATCGCATGGAAGAGACTTTAGCCAATTACGAAGAAGGAATCAAGCAAAATCCTAAAGGGATAGAAGCTTTTTATAATAACCGTGGACTGGTTCTGCAAAATTTAATGCGAGTAGAAGAGGCTTTAGAGGACTATAACAAAGCCATAGAAATTGACCCCAACTTAGCAGATTGTCGTTTTAACCGCTCTTTATGTTTATTACTGTTGGGAAAATACAACACTGCGTGGGAAGAGCATGAGTGGCGCTTTAATCGAAAAGTCTATCCAAGGCGAAATCTCCCCGGCACATTATGGCTTGGCAATGAAGACATCAATGGAAAAACTTTGTTTATTCATTCAGAACAGGGTCTTGGCGACATGCTTCAGTTTTGCCGATATGCCAAATTAGCCAAAGAAAAGGGGGCTAAAGTCATTCTTGCAGTAGAAAAACCACTAATAAAGTTACTCTCTACGCTAGAAGGAGTTGATGAAATTATTACTACAGGAGACAAAATTCCTGAATTTGACTATCACATTCCTTTAATGAGCTTGCCTTATGCGTTTAGAACCACTATGGATAATATTCCGTATGGTATTTATCTTAAACCTGACCCAGATTTGGTAGAAAAATTTAAGCCTATGCTGTTAGATAACGGCAAAAAGAATGTAGGAATAGTCTGGAGCGGTGGTTTTAGACCAGACCAACCCGAAGTCTGGGCTGTAAATGAGCGCAGAAACATTGCCTTATCTAAGCTATTGCCCCTAAAACTTGACAATATCAACATGTATTCTTTACAAAAAGGTCAACCAGCAGAGTCAGAACTTGACAATTGTTTGGGTTGGAAGTCCAGAATGTGTAACCATACAAGCCATTTAAACGACTTTGCAGACACCGCAGCGTATATATGGAACCTAGACATAGTAATTGCAGTTGACACGTCCACGGCGCACGTAGCGTCTGCTATGGGTAAAGAAGTATGGATGATGAATCGCTTTGATACTTGTTGGCGCTGGATGATTAATCGCACCGATAGTCCATGGTATCCAACACTTAAAATCTACAACCAGCCCAAGTTAGGTGACTGGGAATCGGTAGTAGAGTCTATCCGTCAAGACTTAATCAAGATGTAAAAAACCCCGCCTTTTGAGCGGGGTTCTTATTGGAGCTTACTAGATTAGTAAGAGCCGTATACGCCCAATGGGTCAGAATAGCCGAATGAATAACGCTCACGAGACTTGTAACGAACGTTACCAGTATCGAAGTCGCCGTCCATGCTGTTCTGCAATGGGGTACGTTCAAAGTGTTTCAAACCATTTGGAACATCAGTGGTCAAGAACCATGCGTTGGTAGCGGTCAAGAAGTGGTTAATGGTGTAACCTTCTGGAACAGAACCATTGTTCTTAATTGCATTGATGTCATTATTGTTTGTACCAACACGCAATTCAGTTTCGAGCAAGCGAGTTGCAACGAACTGGAGTGCTGGTGGAACAACCAACTTACGTGGTTTAGCAGCAATCAACAGACCACGCTCATCTGTCCATGCAGCGATTTGAATAACAGCATTTTCCAATGCAGTTTCGTTCAAGTCAGCAGGAGTAGATGGAGTGTTACCGTTTGTACCGCCGTTTACCAATGGGTGTGAGGTGCTGAACAATGAAACGCCATCACCGCCGGTATAAGCAGCGTTGAAACCGTTATTCAAGATTGCAGCAGCTTTAACCTGTTTGGTATAAGCCATCGCACGAGCTAGACCTTTGGTGTAGCGAGCTGATAAAGAATCGTAGAGGTTATCTTCGATTGCTTCTTCAGTTAAGCTAAAGCCAAGAGCGATAGTTTCGTGGTTGTAGCGAGCTGTCCATGCTTCTTGCGCATTGTCATAAGCGATTGCAGAGCCTTCGCCTTTGACTGGTGCAGCGCTAAAGCCTGACAGTTTTGTTTCTTCTTCAAAAGAACGCTCAGAAGTCTCTGTTTCGTAGATTTCTTTATGTTCTTCACCGTAGCGAGCATACTCTAATCCGAACAATGCATTCAATCCGGGGAGCAACTCTTTTAGTAGTTGGGCACGAGAAATAGCCATTTATAGCTCCTTAATTATAGTGTAGCTGCTTGGGCAGTATTGCTATAGTACTCATGGATACCGAAGTTAAACTTAACGTAAACTTCTGGATATTGAGTAAATACCAAAGTGCTTGAAGCAGGAATTGTCATTGCGGATGATGCAGTACCAGTTGGACTGTTTACTGTTACTTGAGCGCTGTTCAAAACAACTGAAGTTGCGCCAGCAGTAGCAGCGGTAGAAACCCATGAACCTGTACCAACGTATTGCCCGTTAGCGGCAATATAGCCAACTTCTGCACCTACAACCAAAGCTGAAGGAAGAGCAGAAGTTACTAATGTAGTTGTACCGCTAGTATAAATAGCAGTTGTAGCTACAGCAGTATCACGTACTAAATCAACAATACGTAATGGTAATGAAGCAGTGTTAGCAACGCTAGAAGCTAATACGCCATTGTATGAATCACCAGTATTGGTTGAACCAGCTAAGTCAGAACCAGCAATGTTTAAACCAATCATTGAAGTCGCAGCGGAACCGATTGGGGTAGCGCCTTGAGTCTGAACAACAGCTACTTTAAACAAAGTATCTGGGTCATCAGTAACGATAGCAAATGCATCACCAGCTAAAGTATTAGCAGGATAGTATTGGCTAAAACGTTTTTGCTTAGTAACTGGGTCTGTGTAAGAACAACCCAAGAAAACACCTACTGTACCTTGGGAACCAGTGGTAGCACCAGCGCCTGTTGTTACAGTTGAACGTGTAATGAAACCACGTGAAATACCTACTACGTCGCCGTAAAAAATATTAGTGCCAAAGTTATACTGGATAGGAATCTGACGAGTCGAACCAGAGAAAACTTGACCACCAATAAGATTTACAGGCTTAAATCCATAAGGACCGGGGACGGTTGGATATGCCATTTAAATCTCCTAAAAATTAATTTTTCGTACCTTTGCTAGTCGTAGACTTACCTTCTTTAAAGATAGGCATACGAGCATCGCTCTGGCGCATTAAATTATTATCTACCGCATCCGCCTGTTCTTTAGTCATCTTGGCGTAATAAGCTGCCTGTTGCTGACCAAACTCTTCCGGACGTTTGCAGAGTAATAAACCACCAATCTCAATATTGTCTTTAAACTGACCATCTCGACTGGCTAACAATCTATACTTCGGTTGCTCTTCCGCCATCACTGGTTCCCAACCTTCTCTCATTTTTGATGAAAGATTGCGTGGGTCAGCTTGGTTGAGCATTGAAACTCGAATCCATCTGTACTCAAATCCAGACTCTTTGTCAGGTTCTGGTAGTAATTCTGGTGGCGCCCATGATTTTGGACGTTCATCAAATTCACGATTTGTTACTTCTCTAGTAGCTTTTGTAGCCATTTTATTTCTCCAGTTTTAAAAGTTCACGGACATATTGCTCTGGGCTTAAACCCAATTTTTTAGCTAATGCTACTTGTGTAGTAGTTAGCTTTACCTTTTTAGGGGCAGTCGACCTTGTAGCCGGAGCAACGATAGATTTTGGCTTCGCCTTAGGCTCGTCCTTTGGCTCTGCTTCTATTTCCGTTTCCTCAAAATTCTCTGGAAAACGTTTCCGCATTGTTTTGTCCAACGCAGAGTAATACTCTTCAGACCCAATTTTTACGCCTTGACGTTTAAGCTTTTCGTGTAGCCCTAACGCTGATGCGGTCATCTCTTCGTCCTGTCCGAACCAAGGATTTTCGGCTTGCCACTCCATAACTCTGTCGTCAGGCGGTGGTGTTACCGGGTCATGTTGTATTTTTACATCATAATTTTCTTCTTGTAAAGTAGGCAACTTAAAATTGTTTGCTTTATCAAGATTTAAACTAGCTTTGACCATAGCTTGTTGAGCATCTGCTAACTTCTCAGAATCACCCATGTCATATGCTTCTTTATAGGCTTTTTTTGCCATTTCAAGTTGCATTTCTGACGAATTCTTTACTGCGCTTACATACTCTTGCTCACCTGTTGTCAGCATTTGTTTGATGCGCTTATTCTCTTCCAATAGCTTTTTGGTTGCTGAAATCGCTGCTTCACGTTCCCGCTCTGCAGATTCAGCACGACGGCGCTCGTCGTTCCAAATACGTTTCATGGAAATGATTTTTTTCTTAGCATCTTCACTGTATTGGTCTAATTCATTGACTTCTATTTCAATTTTTTTAACCGTTTCTTGAGATGCTGGAATACGACCACGGTCCTCTTCAGGAGTGTCGTCTTCAATTTCTACTTCAAAATCAGGAACTTGTGATTCAATGTTGGCTTTTGTAGCCTCTATCTCATCAGGAAACTGATATTTTTCTTGCTGTAATTCAGCCATTGTCGGCTCCTTAAATAAATTTGCGGGAAATACCGCGTGGGTCATCCACTATTGCCTCGACGCTATCATCATTTACGAGCCTGAATTCTCTGCCGTGGATTACTAGGCGCGTTCCAGCGTTGGGGCGTACAAGGATAAAATCCCCTTGCTTGCACCAAGGTCCGGTGGGAAAACGCTCTTTATCTGCGTAACAATCAGGTCCTAGAGATACTACAAATAGGACTGTTGTGAGAATTTCGTCATTTTTAAGCGTGACGTCTGCTTTGGCTATACCGCTGTCATATTCCTTTTCCGCCTCAGGAATGGCGCATAGTATGCGATATCCTTGGGGTTTTGGTAGTTGACTGGCTTTTTCTTCTTGACTCTTGTCGAGTACTGCTGATAAATCTACTGCTTGCGAAAGGTTTAACTCATTCATCGTCGGAATGTTCCATTCTGTGTTTAAGGTCTAAGGCGTACTGCTTTGCAAAGAGAAGACCTTGAATCTCTCCGCAAATTTTTTGATAGCTGTCATACGACTGTGCGTTTCCTGCTGCCATCCATTCTTTAAGTTGTAATGCTTTGCTGTCTAGTTCTGTGACTAAAACCTCAAATACGTCCATCATTCACCTTTCTGATTTGGTTCCTTCTCTTGAATCATTGCTTCATGGTTTTGCCTATCTTTTTGCAGTGCAACATTAGTTAACAGTTGTTTGTTCTGTAACTCATGTGCTTTGCCTTTTTCAGAGATATGTTTGACCATATCAATACCCATCTTCATTTTCTCGATTGTTTCAGAAGATTCTTTTTGGGACTGTGACTTGGCTGCTTCCATGGCTGTTTGTGCAGCTATACGGGCGCGCTCGACCTTAATCTGTTCCATCTTGAGA